GAAGATGTGTGGTCGGGTTAATAGCAATCCTAGTCTTGCACACAATGAAAACTTTGCTTTGCTTGTATCAAAATGTAGAGGTGTAACTCCTGCAAGAGATAACACTAGACCATCTGACTCAAAAAGTCTTTGGGATGATATGAAAGATGAGTATAAAAAAGAAAATCCAGACGTTAAATTAATGGGAGATAAGTTCATAAAACCCAGTAAAAAGAAGCTTGCTATACCTAAGTATTTAACTGAAGAAGGAAGTGTGATATTACCTTTACCTAAACCAAAAGATGAGTAAGAAACCTTTAAATATATCTGAATCCGCTGCCGTGCAGATGCCGATGAAAACGGTTGCTAGCTTGATTTTGCTAGTCGCAGCCGGCGTCTTCGCTTATACCGAGCTGACTGCAAGATTAGTATCGTTAGAGACTTCACGTGAGCTGTTTGAAAATGATTTGTTAAAGAAGTCCGAACAGGTCCCGACCGATCAGGAACAACATTTTTTAATCGAAGATCTTTATAAGACTGTAGAGAAAATGGAACAGACTCAAGAGATGAACATGACCAACAAAGTTAACATAGAATTTTTAAGAGAACAATTAGATAAAGCACTAGCTGATATTGAAGAATTAAAAGATAAAGTTAGAGAAAATAAAAACGGCAACGGAGCATATTAATGACAGAAATGGTAGTAGCTTTACTTATGATTATTAACGGAGAGATCAAGGAGGCACGTATTCAGACCTCAATGTCTGAATGTCTCAAGGGGTCTCGTATAGCTAAACGTCAGTTAAAACCTGATAGCACAGTCAAATACCAGTGCATAAAATCTATGGCAGAATTAGAATCAAATATTGATGGATCAAAATCAATTAAAAAACTTATTTTAGAATAGGAGAAACATGAATCTTTCACGTAATTTTACTTTATCAGAGTTAATTAAATCAGACACAGCAATCCGTAAAGGCATCAATAATAATCCTAATGCTGAACAAATAGAAAAATTAAAAGCATTGTGCGAAAATATTTTACAGCCAGTACGTGATCACTTTGGCAGGGTTAAAATAACCTCGGGCTACAGGTCCGTAGAGTTGTGTGAAGCCATCGGCAGCTCGGCACGATCGCAGCACGCCAAAGCTGAAGCGGCAGATTTCGAATGTGTTGGTGTGGACAATGCTGAGTTATTTGATTGGATTAAATCAAATCTTTCACCAGATCAATTGATACTCGAGTATTACACGCCCGGAGAACCTAATTCGGGATGGATTCACTGTAGCTGGGTTGAGGGAACACCAAGAGCTAGTTTTTTACATGCATATAAATCAGAGGGTAAAACTAAATACAAACCTATTCTTTCAAAAGCCAAAGATTTAGTATAGAAGTTTCGTAATGACTAAAATCATTACACATTTAGAGATACCTGTCAAAAAACAAATCTTTTTCTATGAAGTTCAAATGCCTCCGTTTGATGAAAATTATTTTATTCAAAAAATAGAAGAAGGTATTAAATTAGAAAACAATTTTAATTACAAAACCAATGTAAAAGGTTTTATGACATCATGGCAATATTTTAATCAGGATAAAGAATTTCATAATATCTTAACAAATTTTTTTGAAGGAGTTAATTATAAAAAATTTAATGGTTATACATTAAAGGATTCATGGGGTCTAAAATGTGTTGAAGGAAATAAAACAGAATTTCATGATCATTTAGAAACAACAGCCTCAGGAGTTTTTTATTTAACAGATTCGACTACACCAATAATTTTTCCACAATTAGAAAAAGAAATTTATCCAAAAAAAGGAAAACTGTTATTTTTTGATTCAACTTTATTGCATGGAACTAATCAAATAAAAGAGGGTATAAAATATGCAATTGCTTTTAACCTTTTATCAACTAAAGCTTGGGATTAATGATTTACAAATATAAAATACCTAATTTTGAAAATTATAAAAATCCACTTATAAATTTAATAGATAATAATGTAAATTATTCAGTAAAAAATGAAGACGAAATAATAAGTAAAACTGACTATGAATTACCAGAATATTTAAAAAGAGAATATTGGTCTCTTTTAAAAGAAGAAATATTAATTGACTTTAACAAAGATTTTTTAAAAAAAGTTCATGCAAAAAAAATTTATTACAATAATTATTGGTTTCAAATTTATCAGTTAGGTGATTTACATGCTCCACACCGCCATCCTAACTGTATGTTTACAAATATAATTTTTTTAAATCTACCTAAAAAAACTTTAAAAACAAACGTATGGAATTTAGACAATATTAAATTAGATTTTACAGTTGAAGAAGGAGATATTATTTCTTTTCCAAGTTTTTTATTACATGAGTCTCCAAAAAATATCTTTTTTGAAAGAAAAATATCAATTTCTTTTAATACTAATATAGTTTAAATGATAAATTTATGATAAGATAAAAAATATGGCAATATCAAGATCACAAATCGCAAAACAAGTAGATGGTAAATTAAGAGGTGCCCGAGGTGAAAAAAAGAGAAAAGCACAAGTTAAATACAAACCCTATCGCAAAAAACCTAAGGTCTTCAAAATTTAGTCAAAAAGTGGTACAATCCAAGAAATTGTACAACCGTAAAAAGGATATTAATGGCTACCTCAGGGACAACTAGTTTTAATTTAAACATCGATGAAATTATAGATGAAGGTTACGAAAGATGTGGTTTATCTACCAATGCAGGGTATGATTTAAAATCTGCAAGACGATCTTTAAATTTATTATTTGCTGAGTGGGCTAATAGAGGTATTCATCTTTGGAAGGTGGCCTTACATGAAAATACATTAGTGAGTGGACAAGCTGAATATTCAGTCAGTGCTGGTGTTAGTGATGTCTTAGAAGCTTTTGTATCTTCGACAGCTGCAGGCGCAAACACAGTTAATACACAAGATGTTTCATTAACTAAAATTGATAGATCTGCCTATGCAGCATTACCTAATAAATTAGCTTTAGGACAACCCTCACAATATTATGTAGAGAGAGAAAAAACTCCTAAAATTTATTTATATCAAGCACCTAATTTAAGCACATACACTGTTCTAAAATATTATGTAATAAAAAGAATCGAAGATGCGGGTGTTTACACTAATGATCCTGATGTTGTTTATAGATTTTTACCCTGTATGTGTGCAGGGTTAGCTTATTATATTGCTATGAAAAAAGCACCGCAAATGGTTCAACAAAACAAATTGATTTATGAAGATGAATTGAAAAGAGCATTAGATGAAGATGGTCAAAGAACTTCTACTTACATCACACCTCAATCATTTTATCCTACTGGAGTTTAATTATGGCAAAATATGCAACAGGTAAAAGAAGTCAGGCAATATCAGATAGATCAGGTATGGCATTTCCATACACTGAAATGGTTAAAGAATGGAATGGTTCATTAGTACATTATTCTGAGTTTGAGCCTAAACATCCTCAAATAAGAAGAAAACATGTAACTGCAGATGCCATTGCTTTACAAAATTCTAGAAACATGAAATTTCAAACACCTACTTCTATTGAAAGTTTAAATTCTTTTGCAACAAATGATGCTACAATTGCAAGTTCAGGAGGTCAAGGAATGGCAACTATTAATCTTACACTACCTGGACCATTTGCTTTTACAACTGTAGGAGCTCCTAGTGAATCTATTGAAGGTAACAATATTACAACTATGATTCCAGCAGACCCATCTGTGCAAAATAGAAAAAGACAACTCGAATCTGAATTAGGTTTAGTAACAGTGAGTATTACATAATGGCAATAACACATTCAAATTTTTTAACACAAGTAAGAAACTACACAGAAGTAAGTAGTAATGTTCTTACGGATGGTATTATACAAGACTTTATTAAAAACGTAGAATTAGATATTGCAGGTAAAGTAGATTATGATGATTTAAGAAAATATGCTACTTCAAATTTCACAATAGGTAACAGGTATGTTTCATTACCTTCAGATGCTTTAATTATAAGATCTGTACAGGTAATAGATGGCTCAAATAATAGAACTTTTTTAGAAAAAAGAGATACAAGTTTTATTTCAGAATATGCTCCAAATGACTCTACCACTGGCACACCAAAGTATTTTGCTAACTGGGAGGATAATGTACAAACTGGTAATATTATTCTTGTTGCTCCAACACCCTCTGCTGCACTTACAGTACAAATAAATTACATAAAAGATCCACCAAATTTTACTAGTACAAACAATACTTATTTATCACAACATCAAGAATCAATGCTTTTACACGGAGTATTAACTGAAGCTTTTAGGTTTTTGAAAGGACCTATGGATATGTACAACTTGTATGAAAAGAAGTACAATGAAGAAGTACAGAATTTTGCCCTACAACAAATGGGTAGAAGAAGACGAGGGGAGTATGATGATGGAGTACCAAGAATTAAAATTCCTAGTCAAACTCCAAACACAACATATTAATTAAGGAGAACAATTATGGCAATAACAACAAATGCAATCTGTGATTCTTTTAAAAAAGAATTACTTCAAGGCAAGCATGATTTTGATACATCATCTGATACTTACAAACTGGCGATGTATACAAACTCTGCATCATTAGGTAAATCAACAACTAACTATACTACTGGAAACGAAGTTTCATCACCATCTGGATATACTGCTGGTGGAAAAGCTTTAGTAAACCAAGGTGTAAAAGTTTCATCTTCAGTAGCAATTACTGATTTTGCTGACTTATCTTTTGTAGGAGTTACATTAACAGCTAGAGGTGCACTAATTTACAATACAACAACTGACGGTGGATCAAGCACTACTGATGCAGTCGCTGTTTTAGATTTTGGAGCAGATAAGACTGCAACATCTGGAACATTTACAATCCAGTTCCCAGCTTTCACAACATCTGCTGCTATATTACGATTAGCTTAATTTAAAGGAGGAGCCTTGTGGCTGACATAACAGTTTTAGTACAGTCGCCAGGCTCCGAATATTGGGGTCAATCCACTTGGAGTTCTAATGATTGGGGTGGATCAGGTAATTCTTTAACCTCATCTCAAGGTTCAGTAACAATCTCTGCAAACGCAACAGTAGAAGTTACTGGAATTCAATTAACATCTTCACAAGGTACAACTGTTGGTGGCACTTCGGTATTAATTGAAAATCCTGGACCTGTTACTATGTCTGCAGGTATAGGAAGTGCTACAATAGGAATTGGTGTTCCAGTAGGAAGTGTTTCTGCTACGTTTAGTATTGGCACTGCTACTGTAGATGAATCACAACTAACAGGTATTGGTTGGGGTAGAAGAGCTTGGGGTAATCTCGCTTGGGGTGAAGCTTACTCGGTTATTGCATCTGGACAAACTTTAA